AGATCGCCGCGAAACACGGTTTGTCCCTGGTCGGCACAGTACCGGAAATCAAGGTGGAGCGGATCACCCAGAACAGGGAGCAGGACCTCTCGTTTCTGAAGCGACTGGCGGACGCATACGGGTACGTGTTCAGTGTCCGGGGAGAGCAACTGGTCTGGCACGAACTAGCCAAGCTTGATGGCGCGACGCCGGTAACTACCATCGACCGAAAGCAGCTTTTAGGTTTCACCTTCCGCTCCAAGACGAGCCAGGTATACCGGGGCTGTCAGGTGAGCTACTTCGATCCCAAAAAAAAGAAGCTGGTATCCCACACTTTCCCGGCCAAAGGGGTGACCACCGGAGACGTGTTGAAGCTCTCCGAACGGTGCGAAAACAAGGGGCAGGCTCAGACCAAGGCGCAGGCAGCGCTCAGAAACTCCAACGGAAAGCAGGTCGAGGGGAACATCACCGTCCAAGGGGACCCCCGGTTGGTGGCGGGCACCAACGTTGGCATTACCGGACTCGGGGTCTTAGACAACACCTATCAAGCCCTGAAGAGCCGCCACACCATGGACCGGAGCGCGGGGTACAAGACGGAACTGGAACTGTCCACCACCTCGGCACATGTGACCATGAAGGATCTGAAAAACGAGAAGAAGTACACGAAGGTGACCAGATAAATGTTCAAGACCGGCATAGTGACAGAGGTTTCCACAGTCAAATGCGCCGCGCGGGTGCAGTTTCCCGACAACGATGGGGTGGTGTCGTTTTGGCTGCCGGTCCTCCAGCACAAGAGCCTCAAGGACAAACACTACTTCGCGCCGGACGTCAATGAGCATGTGGCTTGCCTGCTTGACGACAACGGCGAGGCCGGGGTGATCCTGGGGGCGTTTTACTCCGAGGCCGATGCGCCGCCGGTCGATAGCGCAGACAAGCACCACGTCACGTTCGAGGACGGGACGGTGCTTGAGTATGACCGTAAAGAGCACCGCCTGTTCGCGGACGTCAAGGGAGACGTGAAGGTAAACGCCACCGGGAAGTGCGATGTGTCCATTGACGGGAAAACGACTTATATCAGCAGGGGAACGATGGATATAGACGGAGGTTCCGGGGCTGTTAGCGGAGTGGTCACACAAAAGTGCATCTGCCCTTTCACGGGGAAGCCGCATAGCGACTACAGCGCCGAAGTGAAAGCGAGCAAGGGGTAAGGCATGGCGCTTTCAAAGGGTTCGCTAAAAAGCAAGATTCTCGCTGAGTTGACGGCGCAGGGTTTCGATGTTGCCGCCAATGGCCGCGACGTAGGGGGGTGGCTCCCGAAGTTTGCCCAGGCTGTGGCCAATGCAGTCATTGACGAGATAGTCCAGAATTCAGAGCTGGTGCCGGTGGACACGGATCACGGGACAGCGGGTAGCGGCATCGTTACGGGTAAGGTGAAATGACACGATTGGACGAAATATCCGCGACGGACTGGCAGCCGAAGCTGGGGGCACCTGGGGAAGTGGTGGAGGCGCTGGATGACATCAACCAGTGCATCGGAATCATCCTCTCCACCCCTAAAGGAAGCCGCGCCCACGAGCCCCTCTTCGGCACCGACATCTGGAAATACCTGGACAGCCCACTGCCCTTTGCCATCCCCCACATCGTTCGGGAGGCTGTGGACGCGATCCAGGCATGGGAAACGAGGGTGGAACTGGTGCGCGTCCAGCCGGTGGTGGCCGGGGCGCAGATAACCCTGAAGGTGGAGTGGAAACTCCGCGACGATGTTGAGGTTCAACAGACGACCGAGGTGAAACTGTAATGTTGCCAGAGCCATCTTTCATAGACAGAGACCCGAGCCAGGTAACCGCCGAGCTGATAGAGACCTACGAGCAGATGACGGGCCGGACCCTGCAACCCGCGCAGGTCGAGCGGGTGCTGATCGACCTCATCGCCTACCGCGAGTCGCTACTCAGAATCGCGGTTCAGGAGGCAGCAAAGCAGAACCTCTTGACCTACGCGGTGTTTCCGATGCTCGACTACCTGGGGGAACTGGTGGGTGTGACGCGGCTCCCGGCGGCGCAGGCACGGACCACGCTGCGCTTCACCCTGGTGGAGCCCCAGGGGGTTGACGTGGCCATTCCCGTCGGGACGCGGGCGGTTTCCAAGGATGGCCAGCAATACTTCACCACCGACACCGCACTGACGATACCCGCAGGGCAGACCACAGGGGACGTGACGGCGGCCGCCGAGGCGGCGGGGGCTGCTGCGAACGGGTACCTGGCGGGGGATGTCAACACCCTTGTTGGGCCGGTCGCCTTCGTAGTGGGGGTGACAAACACGACCCTGGTTACAGGGGGCACCGATGCCGAAAGCGACGATCATCTGCGGACTCGCATTCAGGAGGCCCCGGAGCAGTTCAGCGTTGCCGGGAGCCGTGGGGCCTACCGCTTTTGGGCGAAGAGCGCCCACCAAGACATCATCGACGTGGCCGTGCTGTCCCCGTCTCCAGGGGTGGTCGCCGTCTATCCGCTTCTTACCTCGGGAGCCCCGTCTCCGGAAATCATCGCCCTCGTCTCGACGGTGCTGAACAGCGAGAAGGTACGGCCCCTTACGGACAGCGTTCAGGTTTTGAGCCCCGTCCAGCAGGATTACACCATCGCCGCCAACCTCGTCCTGTATTCGTGGGCGGACGAACAGAGCGTCCTCAAGCTGGTGAATGACGCATTGGCCGGTTACGCGGTCTCGGTAGCCTCCCGTCTGGGAGTGGACGTGGTGACTTCCCAGATTATCGCGCTCATCAATGGCGTTTCGGGGGTGTACAAGACCATCCTGCTGTCCCCTGCTGCCGATGGCGCGACGGCGGACAACGCCTGGGCCTTTTGCACGGCGATCACTTTGACCGTGACGGGGTATTCCAATGGCTGACCATCGGCTGATACCGGACAGTATCAAGAATGCCTCAAGTCTTGCATTCAACGAGTTGATTGAGCGACTGGGCACCCTCGATATTACCCCGGTCCTCGTCTACATGATCGACAACGTCGCATCTTCGGCCCTTCCGCATCTGGCGGAGCAGTTCCATGTTTCGGGTGATGAGGGGTGGCTATCAGCTGGGACCGAGGCGGACCGCCGCACCCTGATCAAGAGGGCGATTGAACTGCACCGGCACAAGGGGACCCCCTGGGCGATAAAGGAGGCTATCAAGGCGCTAGGGTACCTCGACGTGGCGCTTCAGGAACGGCTCCCGGTCGTTGTGTACGATGGTCAGGCGGCCTATTCGGGGAGCGAGGATTTCGGCGGTGGCACGCAATGGGCGCTCTTCGACGTCCTTATCGATATCGGGGAATCAAAGACCCTTACCCAGGACAACATCACACGGCTGGTGAATGTGGTCAACGAGTGGAAGAACACCCGCAGTCACCTGCGGAAAATTTCCTTCAGCACCTCGGTTACCGATGTCGCGGCTGTGAGCGAGACACAGCAGCTAACTGCCCATTCCGCAGTCTCGGACATCACCCCGTGGGGGCAACGGTACGACGGCAGCATCAACCACAACAACGGCCACACCAATGTTTACGGCGGGGTGTCGAGGTTCAACGGAGGAATTTCCTTCGCCGGGAGTGTGGCGACCGGGGTCCGCTACGACAACAAGCGTGACGACGCGGCGCTGCATGTGGCAAGCGCCTTCACTGATCAAGTCCAGATTGCCCCCCTATACAACGGGCGCTTTTACTATGCCGGGTTTACCTACGGTGCCGAGACGCCGCCAGTCATCGATGCAGCACTGCCGATAACCATTCGCCGCCACATAAGGTTCAACGGCACGCAGAAGTTCGGCGCCGCGAACCAGTACAACGGCGCGTTCCAGTTCAATGGGGCGAAGCGTTTTTTTGAGGGAATATTTTATGCCGGTGACACGGTGAGAATGGAGGTGACGCAGTGATCATCAAAGACGACGCAACACTGAGGGGGATGTTTGAAGTGCGGGTTTACCGCAATGGAACCCTCGTGGAAGGGTACCAGGACAACAACATGATCCTGAACATGGCCAAGGACGCGCTGGCGAGGCTGATCGCGGGGGCCGGTGCCGGAAAAGTGGTTACCCAGATCGGATTCGGTACCAACGGGGCAGGGCCGAGTCCTGACGACACCGCGCTGACGACACCGTTTGCCAAGGCCGTTTCCGGTATCACCTACCCCGTACCCGGCCAGGTGAAGTTTTCGTGGAATCTGGCAACGACCGAGGCGAACGGGATGGTGATCAAGGAGTTTGGACTGATCTGCTCCGACGCCACCTTGTTCGCGCGCAAGACCCGAGGGGGGATAGAGAAGGCGGCGGATATAAGTCTCGACGGAAGCTGGACCATTATTTTCTGAGAGGAGTGATTACATGGCAAATCTTAACGAAACAGCGACATTTGATGCCGGGGTGTACCAGATCGAGACCACTGACCCGGTTGTGGGCGGCCCCGGAGGTATTGCGAACCTCCAGGCGCAGCAGCTCGCCAACCGGACGAAGTACCTGAAGCAGATTGCCGACGAAGTATCGACGGCTCGCGGCGACTTTGGCTCGCTGGATGAGCGACTGGACCGCTACGACTCGTTTGCGCCGGACCAGCAGACCGACCTGGTGGCGGGGATACAGGAAGCGCTTTCCCAAGCCGGAATCGCCAACCGGGAGATCGAGAACATCCGTAAGCGGGTACTGGCGCAGGGGATCGTGACCATCAAAAACAAGTTCGTCGTACAGGGGTTCGTGCTCACCAAGAGCGACATACGCGCGCTGCACTTGTCCCAGACGGGCACCATCGGCACCGGCATAAGCCACGCCCGGATCGACGGTGCAGTTTTGTCGATGGCTGACAACGACTATGTGGTCTCGGTGCCGCAGAACACCAGCTCTCAGGCGGTGACGTACTATGCCTATCTGTGGAAGAACGGCAGCGGAGTTTACGAGATCGCGGTCAGCACCACGGTCCCTTCGAACGGGCTCACTCTCTACAGCCTCACGATCCCCGCAAACGACACGGCCAACAACCTGAACGCGGTCACCCTCACCGATCTGCGCATCATTCAGGCCATTGACGGGTGGATCACCTCAGTGACGCCCTCCATTTACGTGGCGCTGCCCTTCACCCTGCCCGCAGCGGATT